CGCGTCCTTGTCCGGCAGCCCGTCCGGCCCCACCACGCGACCCGAGGTGGGGTTGAGCGCGAAGCAGCCGTCCGCGTACGCGAGCCGGTGCACTCCCACGCGCCAGGGCAGGCCCGAGACGGGATTGGGCAGGTGCGTGTAGGTCATCATCACGTGCTCGGTGCCGCCGCTTCGCACACGCTGTACCCGCGGGTCCTCGAGGCTGTGCACGCCTTCGGGGGAGCCGGCCGCAAGCACCTGCTGGAACTCGTAGTCGAGCCCGTTCGTCGACGTGAACACGAGCACGTCGGCGACGTAGTCGAGAAACCGCGGCCCCGGCCCCTTGTTGCGAACGTAGCCGTCCCGCACCCCTCGCGCGAACAGGTGGAAGACACCGTCGACGTCGATCACGCCCGCATTGAAGATCGGGCCGTAGCCGGCGACCGCCCCGAACGCGACGACCGGCGTATCGCGAAGGCGCCGCGCGGCGACGGTGGGCGCGTCGCGCGGCGTTGGCCGGCTGGGTGGGCTCATCTGGGCTGCTACCTCTACACGAGACATCGGACGATCGAGCTACCGACATAAGCTCGGCCGAACTCTTCGCGCGGCACCCTGGAAATCCTGTCCTGAGCGCCTCGGACTGGCCCCACACCGTGAACGCCGTCTTCAATCCCGGCGTTACCCGCTTCGGCGGTGAGACGCTCCGTGTCAGGTCTTCCCTGTGTCCCACAGTGACGGCATCCATGCCTACGCGCACGCGGAACAGCGGTGTCAGGTGTTCCATGTCTCACCAGCGCCCGCAAGGATCTGTCTCGGGCGATCCATCGGGGTCACTCCCACCTCGTTGGCGGCGCGCTGTCAACCCGTAGACGGCTGGCTCGCGAGGACGTCTGGTACAAGGGAGACCCGACTCCAGCCGTTCCAGGACTGACGATGGCGAGACGAGGTCGACCATGCAACGCTCGCAGGACTCACAGGGACCCGACACCGGCCCGCGCTCGAGCGGAGCGACAATTGGCAGGGGAGCGGGGACTCGACCGCCTGCGACGCGGGCCCTTCCCCTCCTCGGGCATGCGCCCGCCTTCCGCTCCGACAAGCTCGGGTTTCTCCTTCGCTGCGCACGCCAGGCGGACGTCGTCGAGCTGAAGCTCGGGAGAGGCCGGACGTTCCTGCTCAACGACCCCGACGACATCCGGCATGTCCTCGTGACCGACCATCACAGCTTCACGAAGAACACGCGGCTGATGGAGCCGGCTGATCCGACCCTGTTCGGAGACGCCCTCGTGGGAACGCCGAAGGCCGAGCACGCCGACAAGCGCCGCGCGCTCCAGCCGGTGTACCAGCAGCAGCATCTGTCGGCGTTCGCTGACGTCATCCAGAGCTGTATCGACGATCTCGCCGAGCGCTGGGCGGATCGACGGGAGGTCGACATCGCGGAGGAGGCAGTCGCGCTCGCACAGAGGATTCGGATCCGCGTGCTGCTCGGCGGGAGCGCCGGCGAGGCGATGGCGGCGCTCCCGGCTGCGCTCGCTGCACGCCAGCGCTACATCGCCCAGGCGTTTCTTTCTCCGCTTCCCTTCGCGGGCAGGCTTCCCTTGAAGGCGAGGCGAGACTATCGGCGCGGGCAGGCCCTGTTGGAGCGCGTCCTCTTGTCGGCGATCCGCGATCGCCGACAAGAGGATGCACCGGCAGCCGATCTGTTGTCGCGGCTGCTCGAAACGGACGATGGTGCACCGATCAGCGATCAGCGGGCCTTGGACGAGGCGCGCACGTTCCTCGCCTCGTACGAGGTGTCCAGCCGAGCCCTGGCCTGGACCCTCTACTTGCTCGCGGAGCACCCGGAGGCTCAGTCGCGGATCGTGGACGAGGCCGAGGACGCGGCGACTCCTGCGCCGAGCGACCTCCTGGGCTACCCGCAGATGGTTCTCTCGGAAGCCCTACGCCTGTACCCGCCCTCGTGGCTCTTCTCCCGCATGGCGCTCGACGACGTGACGCTGCCGAGCGGACCGCCGATTCCTCGCGGTTCGCGGCTGTTTCTCTCCCCGTATGCCACGCACCGCGACCCGCGCTACTTTCGCGAGCCCGAGCGCTTCGACCCCGAGCGGTTCCGGCCGGGGCCCGAGTTGCGCGCACGCCCGCGATACGCCTACTTCCCGTTCGGCGGCGGCCCCCACGTCTGCATCGGAGAAGGGTTCGTGCGCATGGAGGCGGCGATCGTGATCTCCCGGCTCGTGCAGCGCTTCGAGCTGATGCTCACTCCGGGCGCGCAGGCGACGCCTTCCCCGCGCGTGACGCTGGAGCTGGGCGGCGCGCCTCGCATAGTGCTCAGCCCGCGTTAGGAGAAGCCGGGCGTTGACGAGGCGCGTACGCGAGCACCACTTCCGACCGACAGGCGGGCTACACGAGGCCGCGTGCTGCCCAGGCCCGGGCGGTGAGTACGAACGGCGGTGCTGGCAGCATCGCGCGGCAGCGTTCGCGTAGATCGGCCTGCGGCTTCGCGTCGAGACCAGCCGCGTAGCCGCCCGCGGGGCCCACGCCGAGCGTGAACGGCTCCCACCACTCCTCGAAGCTCGGATGCTCGACGTCAACTGAAAGCGCGCTCTCCTCGATGTCGTGCAGCCCGGCTGCCTGGAACAGTTGCGCAAGGTGGCCCTCGCGGGCACCCGCGAGTTGCGACTCGTCCTCGACGTCGGGATCGAGCTCGCGCGCAGCTTCCCAAAACAGGCTGAGCGGCCCCCGGTCGCCGGCGTGATCCCAAACGCACGCCGCCACGACACCCTGCTTGCGCGTTACCCGCGCCATCTCACGAAGTCCCACGACGGGGTCCGCCATGAAATGAACGACGAGCTGTGCCAAGGCGGCGTCGAACTCGTGATCCCCGAACGGCAGCTGCTCCGCCGCAGCGTGCAGGATACGGACCCCGGGGTGGCGCTCTAGAACGGCTGCAACGAAGGGCTCTGAAGGATCGATGGCCGACACGGCCGCCGGTCCTAGCCGCGTGACAAGCTCAGCCGTCAGTGCGCCCGGGCCGCAACCGACATCGAGCACGCGCTGACCAGGCGCGACCGCCGCGAAATCGGCGAGCAGCGGCGCGAGCGGCACCGAATATCTCCCCATGAACCGGTCGTACGCATCAGCCCCAACCGAGAAACTCACCAGCGCAATCTACGCTCTCCACCCCAAGCGGCGAGGTCACGTCTTCCACGTTCCACGCTCACGAGCGACGTAGGTGTGCGAGGGGCCCGCTGTGCAGGCCCCTCAAAGCCAGGAGTGGAGGCGGCGGGAATCGAACCCGCGAAACGTTCCCCCCGCTCGCAAGACGCCGTCCTCCTTCGGCGCGGGATGCGTCGAGTACGACTGGCTCGAGGACTTCAAGGGCCGCGAAGGTTTCGTGCTTTCGGTCGAGCCGCTCTAGCGTCGTGTCCGCGTAATCCCCTGGCTCGGCGGCGCGCGCTATGGCTTAGGTGACGATTCCGGCGCGCCGACGGCGAGCCAACACCTCCACCGCCCAAGCCGGAGCGACCATGGAGACCCGGGCGGTAGGCTGGCTGCCATGAAGATCGGCGAGAAGAAGATGATCGAGGTGGCGACCGGGGGTGACCCTGTCGCGGCGCTGTCAGCGGGAGTCGTCCCCTACTCAACGCCCGGGCATGTGATGTCGGTCGGTGTCGGACACGATGAGGGCTGCCCCTGCACCGCCGCCGAAAAGCCGATGACGCAGTGCACCTGCGAGATCGTCGAGGTCACGATCTCGCGCGTCGCGTAGCCGCGGCTGCAGCATGCTGGCTCCGTATCAGGACGGTCGCCGCCAGCACTGGCTTCTATCCTGCTGAGCGATGGCGCGCGTGTTCTGGGAGCTGATGAAGGCGACGCTCAGCTACTGGGAGAAGTGGATCATCGCCTGGCCGTGTCGGCTCGGGCAGCCCCACGAGTACGGAGACGACGACTCCTCCAACCTTTTGCCTTCGCTGCGGCGAGTATCGGGAGCCGGCGTAGAATCCCTCGACCAGTCGGGTGCTCTGCCCGTAGCGGCCCCGTGTTCTGCGGGGCCGCTGGCGTTGTAGGATCCGCGGCGACGGCTGTCGGGGACCGAGTGCGGTCGGCGGCCGAGTGATCTTCTCTCTTCGAGTCTGGGAGGACGCTCGTGCCGATCGTTCGCACGTTTCGCCTTGAGGGTGTTCAGTTCGTCGTCACGAAGGAGCGGGCTGTCGCGTTGAAGGATGGCCGGCCGCTGTTTGAGCGTGGTAGTCCGTCGCCGAAGATGGTTGAGCAGACGTTGATCGTGTTCGCGGATCCGCAGTCGGCGACGCAGATCGTGGTGCCGTTGGACGAGGACGGCCGCCAGGAGCTGGTGCGCATGTTGACGGGCGGCATCGTTGTGCCGGCCAACGGCGATCAGGGGGCGCAGCCGTGAGCGCTCGGCTGGAAGCGCGCTTCGGGGGTGACGCGCCGAGCCCGGTGTTTTCGGTCCCTCGCCGCGAGACGTGGCCGCTGCTGTTGAGCCTGCTGGGCGCGGACGCGTGGGAGGTGACGGTGGTGCCGTGCGAGCTGGGTGTGCGTGTGACCGCTCGCGGGCATGGCGCCCTGGTCATGGTTGAGGGCTCGTCGACGGACGCGCTCGGCTTGGTGGTGTTCGAGGCGGCGCGTCGGGTGAGGCGAGGTCTGTGAGGTGGCGTTGCTCACGCCGGCGCAGCTTGAGGTGCTGCGTCAGGCTGCTGCTGGCCGCACGATGAGGGAGATCGCTGCGGCGCAGGGCCGCTCGCCGTCGACGGTGAAGGATCATCTCGACCGTGCCCGTGTCCGGTTGCGCGCTCGGAATGTGACGCACGCGATCGCGATCGCGCTTCGCCGTGGTGTGATCGAGTGAGCTGGCAGACGCTGCCGCCCCAGCTGCGCGAGCTCGCCCTGACTGTGCTGACGGCAAAGCAGCTGGAGGCGCTCAAGCTGTGGGATGCCGGTAGCGGCTACCGCCGCATCGCCGTGCAGCTCGACATCTCACCCTCGACCGCCCGCGATCGCGTGCAGAACGCGGTGCGCAAGCTGGAGCGGGCCGCCCGGGAGAAAGGGCTGGCGTGAAAGATGCTCCGCATGAGGGGCCTGCCGGGCGTGTGCTGCGGCGCTTCTACCAGGCGGTCGAGGACGCGCGGATCGAGCGGAAGTTGGCCCGCATCCTGTCGGAGGTGGGCGCCAACCTGCCCACGGCGCCGACTCGAACGCGAGCGCCGGGCGATCCGCACAAGCTGCGCGGCATCCCGGTGGTAGGCGTGCGCGGTGGCTTCGGCGGCGACGTCGCCGGCAGCCGCCCCGGACGCTCACGCGATCTCGACCAGTGGCCGCGGCCCGACTGAGCGCGCTCGAGCGGAAGCGGGCAGGCCGCCAGGCCGCCAGTCAGACCTTCGGGCAACGTTGCCCGAAGGTCTGACTCTCGACACCCCTGATTAGGGGTATGGACCGCGAACTAGACCCCTGATTAGGGGTAGCGGAGGGCGCCCGTCTGCTGTCAGGGTGTGCGTGGCGGCACCTCCGGGCCTTTTGGAGAACCCCACGCACGTACCACGCCAGTGGTGCGCCCGCGACCAGGCCCGAAGGTCCCGGCCTCCCTCCCCCCGACCGTGCGAACGTCATCCCCTGACAGGCGGACGTCTTCCTCCCCGTCGTCCGCTTCGCACGGCCTTTTCGCGTGACGCAGCTCCTCGGCATAGACGACGTCGCCGGCCAGCTCGGCGTGTCGCGCCGCACCGTCGAGAAGCTCCTCACCGAGGGTGATCTGCCGCGGGTCAAGGTGGGCGCTCGCACGCTCGTCGAGCAGCATGTCGTCGACGGTTACGTGGCGAGGCTGCGTGGCGACGGTGAGGCGTCTGCGCCGACGGGAATCACGGACGGGCAGCTGCGCGCGTTCCACGCGAAAGCGAACGACCTCGATCGTGCGCTCGAGCTCGACCGCGGCGACTCCAAGCGGACAGCCTTGCAGCTCGGGTCGAGGTGGTTCGGCCGAGAGATCACGAGCGCCTCGGACATCACGTCCGCGGCGGCGAGCCGGCTGCTCGACTACCTCGACGACGAGCTGCGAGACGCGCGTTCGTGATCACGGTCCGCGTCTGGCACGTCCTTTACCGGCACTGCGACCACTGCGACGAGCGCACCGCACACGTCGGCATCGAGGGCTACACGTGCCTGCAGTGCATCGCTGACGGCGGCACCTGCTGCTCGCTGCGCCAGTTCGATCGACACGTCCCCAACCCGATCAAGCCGAGGCGCCGGTGAGCATCACCACTGACCGGCACGATCCGCGTCTCGGCCACGGATCGGACGAGGAGCGCGTGCCGCAGCAGAAGGCATACCTGGTGCTCTCCGAGGAGGAGCGCACCAAGGGCTTTGTCCGCCCGGTGCGCCGCACCTACTTGCATCGCGAGGAGCTGGGCGGCTGCGGCTCCACCACGACGATGGCGCAGGCGATCGCCGAAACGTACGCGCGTGAGCCGTCCTTCTACGGCGCGACGTACTGCTGCTGCTGTCAGAAGCACAGACCGGTCGGAGCGCGGGGCGAGTTCACCTGGGTCAACGCCGACGGCTCCGACTCGGGCGAGAAGGTCGGCACGTGAGCCCGCTGCTGCGTTTGTGCCCGGTCCCGGGCTGCGGCGCTCGCACGCCGGGTGGCCGGTGTCTTCCTCATAGGCAGGCGGACGATCGCCGCCGCCACTGCAAGCAGCGGGCGCATGGCAGGGATTCGTCGCATTGGCGTCGGCTGGTGGTGGCCGCGAAGGCTGCGGCCGGCTGGTGCTGCCAGCGTTGCGGCCGGCCGGAGGACAGGGGCGATCCGGCGACGAAGCTGACCGTCCACCTGCGTGAGGAGCTCGCCGGTGTCCACGAGTCGGCGACGCTCGCCGACGTCGACGTGTGGTGCGCGAGCTGTCACGGCTCGAACGACGCGCCTCGCGCGGCGGGGGGGCCTGCAGATCTCTACGGCGATCGTCCCTCCCGCCCCGCGCCAACTTTCCGCGACTTTCCTACGGCACTCGTCGCCGCCGGTGACAACAGGTGACGGCGTTCCCGTTCCTCGATCCCGACCAGCGGTCGGCGCTCGCGGCTCACGGCATCGACCCGGACCGGTCGCTGCGCGGGCTGCTGGGCCGGCTGCTCTCACTCGACGAGGAGCATCCGCGTGTTCGTGAGCTCGCGTCTATCAACGCTCGGCCGGCGCGCGTCGGCCGCTACGGACGGCGGAGGGTGGCCGCGTGACCGAGGACGAGGTGACGTTCGAGGTGTTCCGCGAGAAGCGGCGCCAATGGATTCGCGCGTCACATCTGCCGAGCAGGCGGCGTACCGCGTGGAGGGAGTTCACGGAGTGGGCGAACGAGCTGCGGGCCGAGCTGCTGCGCGAGCTGCGCGGGCTCGTGGAGGCGTGATCGTGTGGCTCTGGGCCGTCCTCGCAAGCGTCTCGTCGACGTGGTCAGGCAGGAGACGTTCCTCGCGCGACAGCATCATCGGCTGCTCGGGGATCGTGAGCCGCTGCCGTGGCCGGGACTGGACGGCTTCCGCCGGCGGTATCTCGCGCAGGGGTCGGAGAAGGAGCGGCGTGAGGTTGCGCTCGAGCTGGAGCGTGCGATTCGCGAGCACGGTTCTCGCGTGCTGTTGGGCGATCTGCAGGCGGAGCTGCGCCGGTTGGGCCCGCCGAAGTCGTACCGGCAGCTGGAGCGGTTCTTCCCCCGCTTCTTCAAGCACTCGCGGGGGCCGTCTGCGGGGCAGCCGTTCAACTTGGACGGCTTCCAGCGGGCGTTCCTGCGTGAGTTCTGGCGTCGCGACGGCCGCGGCGAGCGCATCTACCAGGTCGGCTGCCTCGGCATCCCTAAGGGCAACGGCAAGACGCCTCTCGCGGCCGCGCTGGGCACACACGCTCTGGTGTCGCAGCTCGACGACCCGGAGGTGTACGGCATCGCCGGCAGCAGAGACCAGGCCGGCATCGCCCACGGCTTCGCGAGCAAGAACATCCGCGACGCCGAGCTCGCCGCATGGCTTGATATCGGCTCCTCGATCACCTGCGTCGATCACGACGGCTTCTTCGACATCCTCTCTTCCGAGGGGGATCTGGGGCACGGCACGCAGCCGTCCGCGGCGATCGTGGACGAGTGGTGGCAGTTCCGCCACCGCGCCCAACGTGAGGCGTACACCGCGCAGGCGCAGGCTTTGCACAAGCGTCCCGGGGAGGCCTGGTTGCTAGCGATCACGACCGCCGGCTGGGACATCGGATCGCAGCTCGGCGAGACCTACCAGGCCGCTGTCGCCGATCCGCGCCTCGAGCTGCACGACGACGGGTCGCTGATGGTCCTCCGCGACGAGTCCGCCGGCATGCTCTTCTGGTGGTACGGGGCGCCAGACGACGCGGCGATCGACGACCCGAAGGTGATCCGCCGCGCGAACCCGCTGCGGATCGTGCGCCCCCAGGATCTGCTGCGGGAGTTGCGCCGCCCCGATACCGACGAGAACGACTGGGTGCGGCTCCACTTGAACAGGTGGACGAAGGCGCGCACCGCGTGGATGCGCGCCGGGATCTGGGCGGGCCTTCGGGCTGACGTCCAGATCCCGGTGGGCGCGGAGATCACCGTCGGCATCGACGCCGCCCGCAGCTTCGACACCACGACGGTGGCGTGGGCGTGGCGGGCCCCGGACGGGCGGCGGGTGCTGCGCTCGCACGTGTGGAGCGTCCGTCAGCAGCATCCGCATCACACATTCGTGCCCGGCGGCGAGCTCGTGAACGAGGAGCTCGTCGAGCCCTATATCGAGCAGCTGGCCGCCATGTACCGGGTCAGGGAGATCGGCTTCGATCCGCGTTTCTTCAGTGCCGAGGCCCGCCATCTCTCCAATCAGGGGTTCAACGTGGTCGAGCTGTACCCGCAGTCGGCGCCGATGGGCGACGCCGTCACCGCCTTCGAGAAGGCGGCCTTGGACGGCCAGCTCTCCCACGACGGCGACCAGGTACTCGCCGCCCACATCGACGCCGTCGACGCCGTCCGCACCGACGGCGGCACGAAGATCCGCCGCACCGGCCGCCGCGCGATCGACGCCGCCGTCGCCTGCGTGATCGCCAACTACCTGACCGAGCAGCCCGCCCCCGTCGAAGCGGCCGCCTGGAGGCCGCTGTGAGGCTCTTCTCGGCCGTTCTGAGCACGGCCGCCGCGGGCGGCCGCAGGCTGCGGCGGATGGTGTTCCGCCGCCATCCGATGCGGTTCTTCGGTTTGCCGCGCACAAAGTTCGACTTCGCGGCGGAGGTCGGGGACGGCACCGGCTCGTCGACGGTGATGGCGCCGCTGCTGTGGGTCGCTCGCACGTTCCCGGAGGCGCCGCCGGCGTTGTGGGAGAAGCTCGCGAGCGGCCAGGAGGAGCCCGTCCGCGACCATCCGCTGCTCAGGCTGCTGGAGCGCCCCAACGGCTTCTACACCGGTGTTGTGATGTGGATGGCGACGATGCTCGACTGGTCGGTCGACGGCAACGCCTACTGGCTGAAGCTGCGCGACCGCGGAGGCCGCGTCGTCGAGCTGTGGTGGGCGCCGCACTGGATGATCGAGCCGCGCGGCGACGAGCAGACCTTGATCAGCCACTACGAGTACCGCGTGTCGGGCAGTCCGTGGCTGCTGCCGCCCGATGACGTCGTCCATTTCCGCTTCGGCCTCGACCGCGACGACCCACGCAAGGGGCAGTCGCCGTTGAAGAGCGTGCTGCGTGAGGTGTTCACCGACGACGAGGCGGCGAACTTCACCGCCAGCCTGCTCCGCAACATGGGCGTGCCCGGCCTGGTCGTGTCCCCCGACGGCGCGGCCTCGCCCTCGCCCGAGGATGTGGCGGCGGTGCGCGCGGAGCTGAAGGCGCGCGTCGGTGGCGACAGCCGCGGCGAGGCGATCGTGATGTCTGGCCCGACGAAGGTGCAGCAGTTCGGGTTCTCGCCGGAGCAGCTGCTGCTGAAGGAGCTGCGTCGGATCCCGGAGGAGCGGGTGACGGCGGTGCTGGGGGTGCCGGCGATCGTGGCCGGCTTGGGCGCCGGCCTCGACCGCTCGACGTTCACGAACATGGCGGAGGCGCGGGAGGCAGCGTACGAGTCGGGGATCATCCCGACGCAGCGGATCATCAGCGAGGACGTCCGCTGGCAGCTGCTGCCCGAGTTCGAGCCGGACCCGTTCATGTGGCGCTTCGGCTTCGACCTGTCCAAGGTGCGGGTGCTGCAGGAGGATTTGTACCGGCAGGCGCAGCGGCTCAACTTGGCCGTCAACGGCGGCTGGGGTGAGGTCGCGGAGGCCCGCCGCGCGATGGGGCTCGAGGTGCGCGACACGGATCGCATCTACCTGCGGCCCGCCAACATGGTCGAGGTGCCGGTCGACGGCGGCGGCCCGCGTGCGCTGGCGCCCGCCTCACTCAACGGCAGCGGGGCTATCAGCGGCAACGGGCATGCGTCGGCGGCCGAGGTCGCCGACGAGATCGAACGTCGCCTCGACAGGCGCGCCCTACTCACAACGTAAGAGGGAGCAGACGTGAGAGAGACCACATCCCGAACGGCCGGGCCGATCCCGCACGTGCTCGCGGCGGTGGCGGAGACGCCGTGGGCGATCCGCCCGGAGAAGCTGCAGGCGATCATCGAGCTCGTCGCCGCGCGCGCGGCCGGTGTCCGCTGGACGGACGAGGAGATCTCAGCGCGCCTCGGCGCCGGACGGCAGCGTCCGGCTGCGGCGGCAGCCGACGGTCCCGTGGCGCTGCTGCCGCTACGAGGCGTGCTGTTCCCGCGCACGAACATGCTGACCGAGATGAGCGGCGCCACCAGCCTCGAAAGCTGGCGGCAGCAGCTGCGCGGACTGGTCGAGGACCGCTCGGTGGAAGCGATCGTGCTCGACATCGACTCGCCCGGCGGATCCACCGACTTCGTCGCCGAGACCGCGGCCGATCTGCGCGCCGCACGCGCCGTGAAGCCGCTGATCGCGGTCGCCAACCCCGACGCCGGCTCGGCCGCCTACTGGCTGGCGTCGCAGGCCGCCGAGGTCGTGATCACCCCCTCGGGCGCGGCCGGGTCGATCGGCGTGCTGGCCGCGCACGAGGACATCTCGCGGCGCGAGGAGCTGCTCGGCGTGAAGACGACGCTGATCTCGGCCGGCACGTTCAAGACGGAGCTGTCGCCGTTCTCCCCGCTCACCGAGGAGGCGCTGCAGGCGGTGCAGGCGCGCGTCGACGACATGTACGGCATGTTCGTGCGTGACGTCGCCCGCGGCCGCGGCGTCGGCGTCGACACCGTCCGTCAGGGGTTCGGCGAGGGCCGCATGCTCGGCGCCAAGCGGGCGCTCGAGGAGGGCCTCGTCGACCGCGTCGACACGCTCGACGCGGTCGTCGCGGGGCTGCGCAAGCCCGGCCGCGCCGCCCACCAGCCGGCGGCGAACGCAGCCGGCCACCAGACTGTCACGCCCCAATCCACGTTCGTGGACGAGGCGGCGGCGCTGCATGACAGCCTCGCCGGTCTCGTCGGCCGCGCGCGCACGCTTGCCGAGCTCCGCGCGGAAGGCCGCCTCACCGCGGCCAAACGGGAGCAGCTCGCAGCCGTCCTCGCCGCGCTCGACTCGCTCGACGAGCGACGCGGCGAGATCCGGGAGCTTCTCTCGAGCACCGACCCCAACAGGCATGCCGACGCCGCACTGGCCGAGCGGGCCAGGTTCGAGCGTCGGCGGCACAACCCTTAGGAGACGCCGGCAGGCCACGCCCCACCCCGCCCCAGACACGGGCGGGCGTCAGCGTCGACCACGGCTCGAAAGGACATCCCGTGAACGAGAAGTTGAAGGAGATCCGCGGCAGGATCGACGCCAAGCGCAAGGAGCTGAAGACGATCTTCGACCAGGCTGGCGCCGACAACGACATGGCCAAGGTGACGGTCGTCGAGGGCGACTCGGCCGCGAAGGTGGAGCACATCCGGGCGCTCAACGACGAGCTCGACCAGCTCGTCGCCGAGGCGGAGCCGCTGGAGGCCGACGAGGCCACGATCGCGCGTGCCAGGCTGCAGGCCGACCGTCTCAGCGAGGTCGAGCGCAGGCCGATCCACCCGGCCTCCGGCGGCCGCCGCGAGGCGCGGGAGCCGCTGCGGCCGCTGGGCGAGCTGTTCATCGGCTCCAAGGCCTACACCGACCGGGTGCAGGGCGGGCCTGGGCCGGTGACGACGTTCGAGCTCGCCGCCGGCGACCTCAAGGCGACGCTGTTCCAGACCACGGCAGGGTGGGCGCCCGAGTCGACGCGCACCGGCCTCGTCGTCGAGGACGCGCAGCGGCCGGTGCAGGTGACCGACATCTTCCCGGGTGGCGCCACCACGCAGGAGAAGGTCGTCTACATGGAGGAGACGACCTTCACCAGCAACGCGGCGGAGGTCGCCGAGGCCGGCGCCTACGGTGAGGCGGCGCTCGTGCTCACCGAGCGCGAGTCGAACGTCCGCAAGGTCGGCGTCTGGCTGCCGGTCACCGACGAGCAGCTCGACGACGTCGCGCAGGCGGAGTCGTACATCAACGCCAGGCTGCCGTTCATGATCCGGCAGCGGCTCGACGGGCAGCTGCTGGTCGGTAACGGCACCGCCCCCAACCTGCGCGGCCTCAACAACGTGGTCGGCATCCAGACGCAGGCGAAGGGCGCCGACCCCGTCCCAGACGCCGTCTACAAGGCGCTCGTGAAGGTGCGGGTCACGGGTCGGGCGGCGCCGTCGCACGTGATCGTCCACCCCAACGACTGGCAGGACGTCAGGCTGCTCCGGACCGCGGACGGCATCTACATCTGGGGGTCGCCGTCGGAGTCAGGCCCGGCCCGCATCTGGGGGCTGCCCGTCGTCGAGTCGGACGCGCAGACCGAGAACACGGCGATCGTCGTCGACGTCGGCTTCACGCAGCTGTTCCTGCGCAAGGGCCTCGACGTGCAGGTCGGCTACCAGTCCGACGACTTCATCAAGGGCCGCAAGGCGGTGCGCTCGGATCTGCGCGCCGCGTTCGTGGCCTACCGGCCGGAGGCGATCTGCACCGTCACCGGCATCTAGCCCTGAGACCAACAAGGGCGTTCACGAGGGGGCGGCTCGAGGGCCGCCCCCTCCGCGTGAAAGGAAAAACAGGTGGGGTACATCGAAGACTCAGTCCGGGTCGCGCGAGCCGAGTACGACTTCGCCGTTGACGGCGGCGGCGTCGGCGACATCGCGTTGCGCGGAGACAAGATCCCGCAGGGCGCGATCATCACCGACGTCCTCATCCACGTCGACACGGTGCTCACCTCCGGTGGCGCGCCGACCGTCGCGTTGAAGGCGGAGTCGGCCGCAGACCTCAACGCCGCCGACCTGATCTCGGGCGCCCCGTGGTCGACGGCCGGTGCCAAGCGCGGCGACCTGACAGCGACGACGGCGCCGGTGAAAACGACCGCGGAGCGCACGATCACCGCGACAGTGGCCGTGGCGACGCTCACCGCCGGCAAGTTCAGCGCCCTCGTCACCTACCTCGTGCTGGCCGCCTGAATTGGCGCTCAGCTTCGAGAGGGAAAGGAGCGACACAGTGAGCACGTTCACGCTGACCAAGCGCTACTGGCTGACCGCCGACAAGGGCAAGCTCGTCGCCGACGGCGACCCGCACGCGGCGTTCCTGTTCGGCTCGCCCGGAGACGAAATCCCGCTCACCGAGGCCCGACGCTTCGGCCTCGCCAAGGCCAAGGCCAAGGCCAAGGAGGCCGCGGCCGAGTGAACACGGCTCGCCCGGCGACGGCACGCGGCGGTCTGCGTCAGGTGACGTGGGAGGCGACCGTGATCGGCCCCTGCCGCCACTGCGGCGCCGGCGCGGAGTTTTGGCCGGACAGCCCGTGCGTGGCCGCAGGAGGGCACGAGGCGGCGTACGTGAGGCCTCTGGGCGTCGTCAGCCGCTGGCACAAGCGAAGGCTCGTCCGCGTCTGGTGGGCGGCACAGGACCGAATCCGAAGGAGGAACAGATGAGCGAGCGTGATGATCTTCTCGCGCGTCTCGCCGAGCTCGAGCAGGCGGAGCTGGGCAAGGAGCAGCGGCGCCTCGTCGCGAGGCTGCTCGCGATCCGCGTGGCGGCGTCGGAGCTGGCGGCCGAGAGCGAGGACGCCGACGTGATCAAGTCGGCGAACCTCGTCGAGGAGGCCTGCCAGCACGCCGAGCGGCTGCAGGCGCTGGCATCGGGGGCGTAGCAGATGGCCACCTTCGTCGTCGACGGCGGCCTCGACATCCTGACCAACCGGATCAAGGCGCTCGGTACCGAGCCGCTCAACATCGGCTGGGGCACGGGCGCTGGCGTGACGGCGCGCACCGACACGACGCTGTTCACGGAGGCGCTCGTGTCGCTCGCGGCCGGCACCACCGATCACACGGTGGGCACCAGCTCGCGGGTCACCACGACCACCGCCAACGACACGTATCAGGTGACAGGCACCAGGACTGCGACCGGCGCGGGCACGGTCACGAACGCGGGCCTGTGGGATGCCGCCTCCGGCGGCAACCTGTTCCTGAAGGGCGACTTCACCGGCATCGGCCTCGCCTCGGGCGACTCGATCGCGTTCACCGTCAAGGCGATCTTCGACAACTGATGAACGTCACGATCAGCCTCCCCGACCAGGACGGCCTCGGCCTCACCGGGGTCGTCCCGGTCACCGTCGACGCGCAGCCGACGAAGAACCTGCAGCGCATCGACCTGCTCCTCGATGGCGTGCTCGCCGCGACGTCGCCGGCGGCGCCGATGGTGCACCAGTGGGACACCACGACGACGGCTGACGGCACGCATGTGCTGCGCGCCGAGGCGAGGTACAAGACGCGCAGGTCGGTGGGGCAGCTGGCCGTCACCGTCGCGAACGCAGCCGCTCCTCCCCCGCCGCCTCCGAACCCGCCTGTGAACGTCTCGCTGCCTTCGATCAGCGGGACGGCGGAGGTTGGGAAGACGCTTACGGCGTCGCCGGGCACGTGGAGCGGCGACCCGCCGATCGTCTACTCGTTCCGCTGGTATCGGGGCGCCACCCAGGTCGGCTCGCTGGACACGTATGTGCCGGCGTCGGCCGATGTCGGCAGCGCTCTCTCGGTCACTGTGCGGGCGACGAACGCGGCCGGCTTCCGCGAGGCGGTCAGCCCGCACACGCCGCCTGTCGCCGCCGCGCCCGCACCGCCTCCGCCTCCGCCTCCGCCTCCGCCTCCGCCTCCTGCGTCAGCACGGACGAAGGTCGCGGTCTACAACCTCGGTGGCGGCGACGCGCTCGCCGCGCCGTTCAACGACCCGGCGAAGGTCGCGCAGCTCGACCTCGCGATCCTGTCGCCGCATCAGCGTGGCAACCGGGAGGCGATCCTGGCCGCGCCCGACCGACCGCTGCTCGTGTCGTACAAGATCGTGTCGGAGGTGACCTCCTCGTTCGCCTGGGGCAGCCCGGACTGGAATGCGGTGCCCGCGATCGAGCGCGTCGAGACACGCCGCCGGATGAACTTCAACTCGACGGTGCCGGCCGAGGAGGCCAAGTGGCGAGACCTCAACCGTCCCGCGGGCGCGAGCTCGTGGCTGATGTATTCGGCGTCGGGGGTGCCGCTCACCTACCAGGGGTATCCGGCCGCGTTCATGTGCGACCCCGGCGACCCCGACTTCCAGGCGCGCTCGCTCGCGTACCTGCGTGAGCAGATCGCCGCGGACCGCCTCGACGGGATCTACCTCGACAACGTGCTCGTCTCCTCCGGCACGCAGCCGTCGTCGTGGCCGTACTACGTCAAGGATTCGGCGGGGCAGCTCGTGGTCAGATACGCGAGCGCCGCCGAGTACGCTGCCGCGGTCGAGTCGTACATGCAGCGGGTGGCTGCCGTGATCAAGGCCGACGGGAAGCTCGTGGTCGGCAACACGCACTGGTTTATCTCCGGCGGGCAGGGAGAGAACGACGGTTCCAAGCTCGCGGCGTGGTGGAGGCGTGTGGCGCCGACGATGACGCATCTGCTGTCGGAGTACGCGGCGATCACGCCGCAGGCGATCCACCGCAGCCGCGAGACCGACTTCGCTCCCACCTCGGACGACTCGTGGGACGACCACTGGAGCGAGTACACGGAGGACCTGCTCGCTATTGCGCGTGCGGCCGGCGCGAAGATGCTGTTCGGATCGACCGTGGGTGACGCGGAGGAACGCTACGTGCTCGCCTCCACGCTGCTGCTGGGCGGCGACTTCTTCTGCTTCCAGCCGCAGAACGGGGCGAACTGGGTGACCGTGCCCGACCTGGGCGGCCTCGTCTCCGTGGAGTGGGTGCCGCCGGCGGGCATCCTGACGCCGTGGATCGGCGTCGGCCGCCTCGAGCGCGGCCTGGTTGTCGTCAACACGAGCCGGGCGTCGCAGCAGGTCACGGTCGACGGCCGCCTGTTCTCGCTCGGGCCGGTCGACGCGGCGAGCGCGGCTGGCTGATGTCTCTTCTCGGCACCGCCATCAACCGCTTCACCTGGAAGACGGGGGCCACGGACGGATTCGGCAACACGCGCGGGGTGTCCGTCACCCCCGGCAACAACACGAAGGGGTCGTGGGCGCAGCTTCTGACGGCGATCGCGAACGACTGTTACCTGATCCACGTGCAGATCAGCGCCGGCTCCGTGTCGGCGGCGGCCCGCGACATGATCGTCGATATCGGCGTCGACCCTGCCGGCGGCACCGCCTACACGGTGGCGATCCCGGATCTCCTGGGGTCGTGCGCACGAGGGCTGAACGTGGGCGGCCCCAGCTGCCTTCACTACACGTTCCCGCTGTTCATCCCGGCTGGGGCGACGGTCGCCGCGCGCGCGTCGGTGAACAACGCGACGGTGGGGACGGTGCGCGTCTGGTGCAGCGTCTTCGGGCAGCCCACCCATCCGCATCTCGTTCGCGCCGGGGCGGTAGTCGAGGCGTTCGGGATTACTGCCGCCTCCTCGTCCGGTACGGCGGTGACGCCGGGCAACAACGCGGAGGGCGCCTACGCGCAGTTGGGCGCGAACCTGGTCGCCGACTTTTGGTGGTGGCAGCTCGGCGTCGGCGTCAACGACACGACGATGGGCGGCACCTCGATCGTCTACCGCGCCGACCTCCACTACGGCGACGCCACCACCAAGCATCCGATCATCGACAACCAGGTGTTCGGCGTCGACACGGCGGAGGCGCTCAACATGTCGGGCGCCGACCAACTGCTGATGGCGGTCTGCAACGTGCCCGCCGGCAACGGCGTCTTCGGCCGCATGGGCGCGCAGGCCGCCCCGGACGCGTCCATGTCGATGGCCGCCTACGGACTCCGAGGCTGATGGCTCCGTCGCAGGCGTTCAACTCCGCGGCCACGATCACCACCACGGCCAGGTCGATGCCGTCGGACACCACCACCGGCGTCCCCGTCAGCCGCGCCGACGACGGCTACTACGAGCTCTCCCTCGACGTGTCCGCGCTCGCCTTGGGCGACGAGTACCTGGTGCGCTTCTACGAGAAAGCGCAGGCCGCCGACACGCAACGCTCCATGGAACGCTTCGCGCTGCTGGGGCCGCAAACCGCGCCGATCCTCCGCTTCCCCGCGCTGATGCTGATGCACGGCTGGGACATGACGATCGTCAAAGTCGCGGGCACCGACCGCTCTGTCGAGTGGTCGATCCGAAGCTACGGCACCCCAGCCGAATACTTCGCCGCCTCCGAGACTGTCACCACGACGGAGCATTCCTTGACCACGGACACGGCGGGGCCGGACGCGGCCACCGACGACAAGGCGATCCAGGCGCTGATCGACGTGTCCGCGTTGGCGACCGGCGACCGCTACCAGTTGCGCGGCTACGAGAAGATCGGTGACGGCACCGACACGCAGAGGAAGGCATGGGAGCGCGTCCTCGCCGGCGCCCAGCCCGACCCGCTGATCGTCGTGCCGGTCGCCGCCTACCTGCACGGCTGGGACCTCACCCTCGACAAGCTCGCCGGCACCGACCGCTCCGTCTCCTGGTCGCTGCGGAGCATCGGATGAGCGACTTCCTCTGGCAGCCGATCCCCGCGGCCGCCGGCACGACCTTCAACCAGGCGCTCACCGCGACGGTCACGAGCACCGCGTCGATCGTCAACCAGGCCGGGAAGATCCTGTCGGCCGCGGTCACGTCGACAGCATCGATCGTGCGCTCCGCCGGCAAGGCGCTCACCGCGACCGTCGCCGCGTCCGCGACGATCGTGAAGAGCGTCGGGAAGGCTCTGTCGGCGACGGTGACGAGCACGGCGACGTTGGCGGCGTCCCGCGCCTACCTGCGCACCCTCGAAGCCACCGCCACCGTCTCCGCGACCGTCACCAGGCAGGTCGGGAAGCTGCTGTCGGCCACGTCGACCCTGTCCGCGACGATCGCGCGGAGCGTCGACAAGGTGCTGACAGCGACCGTGACCGCGGCCGCCACCATCAGCCGCACCGTCGGCAAGACGCTCACAGGATCAGCGACCGTTATCGCGTCTATCACGCGAAGCGTGGGCAAGACGCTGACCGCGGCCGCGACGGTGACGGCGACCCTGCAGGCGCTGTTCCAGGCGGCGGGCCGCGTCTTCACCGCCATGTTCGGCCCGCCGTCGCCGTCAGGGCCCGGGGCCGGCAGCCCCGAAGCCGCAGCCTACGACCCGATGTCGCCGGCGGGGCCGGGCGAGGGCTCGCCCGACGACAGCGGCTGGAAGCCGATGACACCCGGGGGCCCCGATGCCTGAGCGCAGGGTCTGGTACGTCGGCGACCGCAACCCCTCGATCTCCGACACGATCGAGGACAGCGCCGGTGCGGTCCTGATCCAGGGGCTGACGCTCACGTTCAAGATGCGCCCCGTCAACTCGAGCGTGCCGAAGGTGAACGCGGCCGCCGTCAACCTCGATGACGGCACCGCCGCCAACAAGGGCAAGTGGCGTTACGACTGGGCCGCCCTCGACGTCGACACCGCCGGCGAATACCTCGCCTGGGTCGAGGCGGTCTCCGGCGGCAAGGTGCAGGCGGTCCACGAGGCGATCATCGAGTTCCAAGCGCACGGGCCCGCCAGCCAACTGTACGTCGAGCTCAAGCAGGTGAAAGCGACGCTTGAGCTGTCCACCAACACGTTCGGCGACGGTGACCTGCGGGCGGCGCTGACCGCGGCCTGCCGCGGCATCGACTCCGTCTGCGGCCGCCGCTTCTACCTCGACACGGGAGCCGCCAACGTCCGCTACTACAGCCCGTTCGACAAGCTGCTGCTGCCCGTCGATGACATCGTCGCCGTCACCTCGCTGAAGACCGATCCGGGCGGCGACGGCACCTTCGAGCAGACGTGGACGGTCAACACCGACTACACGCGTGAGCCGTTGAACGCGGCCGCCGACGCCAGGCCGTGGAGTCTGCTGCGCGCGCACCCGTCCGGCTCGTACAGGTTCCCGACGGCGTATCCGAGGTCGGTGGAGGTGACCGGCCAGTTCGGCTGGCAGACGGTGCCCGGCCCGATCGTGGAGGCGGCCACGATCCTGGCCGGAAAGCTGTTCAAGCGAGCCCGTGAGGCGCCGTTCGGGATCGTCACCCTCGGCGTTGACGTGGGCGCGGCGATGAGGATCGCCCGCATGGACCCCGACGTCGCCTTCCTGATCGGCCCCTACACCAAGATCGGCGTCTACTAGGCCCGTGGCCAAGCTGTCGGCTATCCGCGAGGGGCTCGCCGCCAACCTCGCGCCGTTGCAGGACGCGCAGGTGTCCGCCTACATGCTCGCTGCCCCGACGCCCCCCTGCATCCACGTCTACCCGGACGAGATCACGTACGACCGGGCGATGGGCCGCGGCGAGGACGACTGGCAGCTGGTCGTGCACGGCTTCGTTGGCCTCACGTCGGACGTGGGCGCGCAGAAACGGCTCGACCGCTGGCTCGCCTCGACCGGCGCCGAGTCGGTGAAGGCGCTGATCGAAACGGACCGGACGCTCGATGGCGCCTGCGACGACCTGTTCGTGCAGACGTGTAGCGGCTACCGCGTCTACCAGCTCGAAGGCCGTCCGCCGACGTTGGGCGCGGAATGGACTGTCCTCGTCATCGCAAAGGGAGCGTGAACGCGTGGCAACCCTCGTAACACAGACCATCAGCCGACTCGGGGCCAACCCGTCTTATGCTGCCGCCGCGGGCGGCGGCGACAGCTTCACCCCGGGAGCCAACACGTTCCTGCACGTGAAGAACGCGGGCGGCGGCGCGATCACCGTCACTGTCGCGATCCCGGCCGGCGTCAAGCAGATCCCCGACGTGGTGCAGTCGGTCGCGGCCGTCACGGTCACGAACGGGCAGGAGCGGATGATCGGCCCACCCCGCCGAGTTCTTCGCCGACCCCACTGACGGCCTCGCCGACATCACCTACTCCGGCGTGACGTCGGTCACGGTCGGCGTCTTCAACGTCTCGAAGCCCTAGGAGGACCACGTGAACCGCTATCTGGTAACCGGCCCCCGGCCGGTGCTCGACCATGCCCTCGGCGACGAGTTCGAGCACGACTTCATAGACTCGCAGGAGGCGGACCTCGTCGCCGGCGGCCGCCTCGCGATCGTGCCCGGCCGCTACGAGGTCGTCGGCACGCAGCACGTGATGGACACGCCCCCAGGGGGCACGTTCGAGCACGCGTTCACCCGCCCGCAGGAGCGGGCGCTGCTCGAGGGCGGGCATCTGGAACGCGTCGCGTCCAAGTCGAAGAGAAAGCCGAAGGAGGAGTAGACGATGGCCAAGTTCGTCCTCAAGGACGCGTTCGTGAGCGTGAACGGCGTCACCTTGTCCGACCACGTCGCGTCCGTCGAAGTCACGATGGGCGCAGAGGACGTCCCGGACACGGCGATGGGCGCCTCCGGTGTTGGCCGCAAGCCCGGTCTGCGTGACGAGTCGTTCGCGGTCACGTGGCGGCAGGACTTCGCCGCCGCCAACGTCGACGCCACGCTCGCGCCGCTGTACACCGGCGGCACCCTGCACACGGTCGAGGTGCGCCCCACGTCGGCCGCGGTGTCGGCGACAAACCCGAAGTATTCCGGCTCCTGCTACCTGAACGAGTGGTCGCCGATCGCGGGCGAGGTCGGCTCGATCGCCGAGGCGACGTCGTCGCACGTCGTGGACGGCGTGATCACGCGCGCCACCGTCTGATGGCGGAGGCGATCCGGGTCGAGGGCCTGCGTGACCTCGAGCGGGCGCTCAGGCGCGCCGACAAGGAGTCCGCGAAGGAGCTGCGCCGCGAGCTGCGCGAGGCCGGGAAGGTCGTGTCGGCGGAGGCGAGGTCGCGGTTCGCGTCCGTGGACGCCCGCTCGGCGATGGGGATCCGCCCGCGTGTCCGTGCCGGAGCGACCGTGACCGTGGAGCAGTCGCGGCGGCGCACGACGGGGCAGCGCCCCGATTTCGGGGCGCTGCAGATGCGGCGGGCGCTGTTGCCGGCGCTCGCCGCCAAGGAAGACGAGGTCTTCGACCGAGTGGAGGCTGCGCTTGATCGCGTGGCGAGGAAGGAGGGGTTCTGAGATGGCGCAGTTCACTCATCTCGACAGCGTCTACGAGCTCGTCCAGACGAGCGAGTGGACGTGGGTTGAGGGAAGGCAAGGCAAGCAGGCGTCTGGAGGAATGAGCGTCGTCGAGATCGGACAGCGTGCGACACTCGGCGACCCGGACGCGCTGATCGCGTTGATCGTCGTCTCGATCATGCGTGTCCGCCCGGCCGCGACAGCCGAGAAGATCGTGCAGGAGATCGAGGCGAGCGGCCAGCGGATGCTCGCGTTCGTCGACCAAATCTCGGCGGAGCAGGTGAGCGGCGACGACCCCCCGGCGGGGGCCGCCGAGGAGGCGGCGACATCAGCCACGACGACAACCCCCGACGACTCTGGGGACCAGAGCTCGGATACGTGATGCACGTCCGCCCCTGGGAGATGGAGCTGTTCACGCCGGCTGAGCTGGACGCGATCCGCGGCTGGGCGAGGGAACGCCGCTAGATGGCCCGGAAGCTAGAAGTCGTCATCACCGGTGACGCGCGCGGCCTCGACCGCGCCTACGGTCAGGCCGGTAGGGCAACCGACTCTTTCGGCTCCAAGCTCAGCGGGATGGCGAAGGGCGGCGCTATCGCCGCCGGTGTCGCCGCCTTCGCCGGCCTCGCCGTGGCCATCAAAAGCTCGGTTGGGGCGGCGCTCGAGTCGGAGAAGGCGCAGGCTCGTCTCGATCAGGCGCTCAAGTCCTCCGGCATCTCGGCTGACAAGTACGGCGGCCAGATCGACGCCGCGATCCAGAAGACCTCGAAGCTGGCGGGCCTCGACGACGAAGCATTGTCGGACACGTTCGCGAAGCTGGCGCGCACGACAGGCGACGTCTCCAAGGCGATGGACGGCATGCGGCTCGCGGCCGACATCGCCCGCAGCCGCAACGTGTCGCTCGAGTCCACGACCAAGGCGGTGGAGAAGGCGTACCTCGGCTCCGGCTCCGCCCTGAAGCGTTTCGGCGTTGAGGGCAAGACCGGACTCGACGCGGTCGAGGCGGCGCAACGGAAGTTCGCGGGCGGCGCCGAGGCATACGGGAAGACCGCCGCCGGCGCCCAGGACCGATTCAAGGTGGCGCTCGAGAACGTGCAGGAACAGCTCGGCGCGAAGCTGCTGCCGATCCTGACGAAGGTGATGGAGGCGCTCACGCGCGGCCTCGAGTGGCTCGAGGCCAACGGCGACAAGATCGGCGCCGCCTTCGACAAGATCCGCCCCTTCCTCGACCGCTTCATCGAGCAGATCCGCAACATCGTGCAGGTCGTCCGCGGAATCATCGAGGGGGACTGGTCGATGGTCTGGGACGGACTCAAGAAAATCGTCTCCAACGCCATCGCGCAGGCCGTCGCGCTGCTCAAGCTCAACTTCGAAATATGGAAGACGGTCCTGACGACGCTTGGCAGCAAGGCGTTGGAGGGGCTCAAGGCCGGCCTCGCCGGCCTCGCCGGGCTCGTAACCGCAGCGGTCGGCGCCGGGCTGCAAGCGATCCGCGACAAGTTCGAGGCGGCCTTGGCCGCCGCCGCCGGCTTTGGCGGCCGAATCCTGACCGGCATCGGGCAGGGGCTCACCGGCGTCGCGCAGGCCGTCGCGGACAAGATCGGTAAGGCCATCCAGTCGGTGCGCGACGCGTTCGAGACCGCCTACAGCACCGCCAGGGCTTTCGGCGGGCGGATCTTCAAAGGCATTGAAGACTCGATGAGCGGGCTCGGCAAAGCGGTCGCAGGCTGGATCAAGGCGCCGATCAACGCGATCATCGACGCGATCAACTCATTCAAGATCCCGGGTCTCGGCTCGATCACGATCGCCGGCGTCACCGTCTTCCCGGGCACGCCTCCGATCGACCCGATCCCGGAGATACCGCGTCTCGCGAAGGGCGGCATCGTCACCAGGCCGACGATGGCGCTGCTCGGCGAGTCCGGACCGGAAGCCGTGGTGCCGCTCGGCCGCCGCGGCTCGGCGACGGCCACGACAGTGAACGTCTACGTGGCCGGCAGCGTCCTCTCGGAGCGTGACATCGTGGAGGCGGTGCAGCGCGGCCTGATCGAGAAGGGCCGCCGCACCGGCGGCCAGCTGCTCGGAGGCTACGCCTGATGGTCAACGTGATCGGTGATGGCGTAGACGCCATCACCGCCCCCGAGGCTGCCGCCTACAGCTCGTCCGTGGCGATCCCAGCTGCCAGCCGTACGACGGAGCAGCAGGCTGTCGTCGCCGCCGTCGACGCGAAGTTCGTGTCCGTCACCGTCGATTGGAACGCGATCCAGCGCGCGGTCTCAGCCGAGATCCTCACGTTCGGGACGACGCTGCAGGCGGACCTGACCCGGGCGCTCAGGCAGTACTCCGAGCGGGGCCGCGAACGCGCCGAGACGGAGATGTTCTCCGTCGTCACCGCCCGTCTGATCTTGATGTACCGGCTGCTGCTGGAGCTGCGTGAGCGGGTCACGGCGGGCGGGCTGTGAGCCTCGCAGCCACCCTCTCCCTGATCGAGTCTGCGGTCAGGGACGACCGTCCGGCCGGCTACTGGGGCCTCGACACCGCCAATCCCCTCGACGACGACTCCGGCAACGGCAACACCCTGACCGCGGTCGGTGCGCCCGCGAACGTCGCGGGCCTGCTCACCGGCGGCGATACCGGCTCCTCGGGCGCCCGCGACTTCTCCGGCGTCGGCCAGGCGTACACCGCCGCCGACGACCCCGACCTCGACCTCGCGGACGCATTCACGCTCGAAGCATGGGTCAAGTTCGACGTCGTCACGGGAGCGGCGACCCTGTTCAGCAAGGGCACGAACGGCTACCAGCTGCGCCGCAACACGACCGGGCTCGAGCTGCACAAGGAAGGCGTCGGCATCATCCTTGCGACCACGGGCATCACTCTCGCGGTCGCGACTCTCTACCACGTCGTCGCCGCCAAGCACGGGTCGGCGTCCGCGAAGATCTACGTCAACGGCGTCGACCGCTCCGGCGCCGTCACCGACCGCACCTGTGCCGACACCGCGACCGCGCTGAACATCGGCCGCAAGTCCGACGCGACCGAGCTGCTTGACGGTCAGCTCGACGAGGCCGCCGTCTACGCGTACGCGTTCACGCTTGACATGGTCACCACGCACTACCTCGCCGGCACCGCCGGCGCCTTCGGGGTGCAGATCATGGGGACCGTCGGAGCGAACGTGCTGCCCAGGTTGAAGGTCGAGGTCGCGTTCGATTCCAACCCGCGCGACACCTACCAGCGCTGGCGCGACGTCACCTCTTACGTGCGCGAGCTGTCGTTCGGCCGCGGCCGCAACTTCGAGCTCGACCGCATGGAGACGGGTCGCCTCGACGTCGTGCTCGCGAACCGCAACCGCGAGTTCGACGACACCTGGACGGGGTCGCCCTTCTACCCGAACGTGAAGCCCACCAGGGCGGTGCGTGTGCGCGCCACGATCTCGACCTCGCCGACGTTTCCGCGGTGGTTCGGCTACACGGAGGGGCATCCGCTGCGGCGGCTGCACGCCGGCAAGGACTCCGTCGCGGTGGTCACGGCCGCCGGCGCCTTCAAGGCGCTGGCGCTCGACAAGATCAGCGTCGTCACCGCCCGCCCGAAGGAGCTGTCGGGCGCCCGGCTGGCGGCCGTGTTGGCGATCAACGGCGTCCGCTCGAGCGTCGGCGCCGGCCAGTCGCAGGTCGTGGCCGCCGACCTCGACCAGGCCAACCGGCTCGAGCATGCGCAGGGGGTGGCGGAAACCGACGGCGGCGTCGTGTTCGAGGCCGGCGACGGCACGATCACGTTCCGGGACCGCCACCACCGGATCAAGAACGAGCAGACGGTCAGGGCCACCTACGGCGACGGCGGCGGCACCGAGATCCCGATCTTTCTGCTGGAGCCGATGACGGACGAGGCGAGGCTGTTCACGGCCGCCGTGATCACACCCGCGTCGGGGACGCCGCAGGAGTGGGAGCTGAGCGCGGCGTCCGACCAGTACTGGAAGCGCACGAAGGAGCTGGCCACCCTGCACGCCTCCGACAACGAGGCGCTGGGGCAGGCGCAGTACTTCGCGGAGGCGTACTCCACGCCCCGCAGCCGCATCCCGAACATCCAGGTTGCCCCGCAGACGCACTCGGACAAGGTCACCGCCTGGCAGACGGTGCTCGGCCACGAGATCTCGCATCGCATCGAGAGCAAGGAGCGGCCGATCGGCGACCCGTCCGCCGTCACCCGCGAGCATTTCATCGAGGGCATCTCGGAGAAGGTGACGCCCTCGGACTGGCGGGTCTCGTTCAGCGTCTCGCCGGCGGAGCTGGAATCGACCTACTGGATCCTCGGCACGGGCGAGCTGGGAGACACGGTCGGCGCGACCAACACGAGGCTGCACTGGTAGCCGAGGAGCGATTGTAGATGTCCTGGACGAGCCCGCCCCGCACCTTCGTCACCAACGAGGTGCTGACCTCGCCCATCTTCAACACGCATCTCCGCGACCAGCTGTTGGCGCTCGGTCATCCCTACGCTGCGGAGCTGTCGCAGCTCGACCGCACGAACTCGGTGGCGGAACAGTCGATCTTCGCGACGCCGCCGACGCTCACGGGCGGCGACCTCGGCGCGAACGGGTGGGCGCTGATCCGCGCTGCCGGCGACGGCCTCCACAACAACGCGGCCACGTCGATCACCTGGCGGCTGAAGCTCGGCGCGACAACGATCTGCGGCGACGCCGTCACCCCGGCCGCGAACGCCACCCGCTTCGCGTGGCAGCTCGAGTGTCTGATCCATAACATCGCGTCGCAGGCCGTGCAGCGGGCCCGGGTGCTGCTGATCACGACGCGGCTCGGGGAAACCGCGTCGGTGGCCGGCACCGGCGCGCTCGCGTTGGACGGCACCGCCGTTGTCAACGGCGGGCTGCTGATCGGCAACGCGGTCGAGGACACGTCCTCGAACAAGGTGCTGGACTTCACCGTGCAGTACGCCGTCGCGACGACGCTGGTCTCGTGGCGGCGGGAGTGGGTCGACGTGCTACTAGCGCAGGGGTAGCCGGTGAGTCCGCACGTCAAGATCGACGCCGACGCCCGCCGCCCGTCGAAGCCGGCCTACGCCGGCGTGTTGCGCTCGAACGGCGCCTGGTTGCGCAACCCGCGCGGCGGCGTCGAGGACGTCGCCGAGATGGCCGCGGCGGGAAGGCGTTGGCTGGGTCTCAACATGCACGAGCCCGACTGGACGCCAAAGCCCGCCTCCTGGGAGTACGCCGTCCGCCCGCGTGCGTTGCGGCTCGGACTCACCGTCTTCCCCTGGCTGCGCGTGTACGACCGCTCCGACGTGCGCGCTCTGCGCGATGTCGCGGAGCGTTGGAGCGAGCAGGCGGGCCGTGCGTTGCCGGTTGCGCCGAACCTCGAGGTGGAGGCGCACGACCGGCTGCCGCCGGCCGCCGTCTGCGAGGAGCTGGACGGCTACGAGGGCGAGGTGATCACGTTCACGGTCGCGTTCCTCTACCGCGCCGTCGACTGGCAGCCGCTGGCGGAGCGTGGCGCCGTCGTGCTCGAGATCTTCCCCGCCGAATCCGAGGACTCCACGCGTGTCGCGGGCTGCGTCGCGCGCGCCCACGAGGCGGGGTTCCGCGACGTCTTCCTCTGCTACGGCGCCTACGCCGGCCAGACACCCGACCTCTACGACCTCGCCCTCCCCCACTCCGTGTACACGGGCGACGACGTCGGCGCCGGCAACTGGCGCCGCTGGAGCACGACGTGAGCACCCGCGCCCACTCGACGGCGCCGGTCACGGTCGCGCACCTGTACGACGCGATCGAGGCCGGCCTCTCCCCCGTCAAAGCCGAGCTTGCCGCGACCCGCGCCGAGCTCACCGAGGTCCGCATCGACGTGTCCGCGATCGCCGTCCGCCTCGACGCGAAGCCGGTCCGCCGCTGGCTCAACGGCCGCGTCACCCAGCTCGTCGACAAGGCGCTGCCGCTCGCCCTGGTCGCGTTCCTCACCTACTGGTTCGCCCACTTCACCTAGCCCGAGAGGAGAACCCTATGATCCGCCGTCTCGTCGAGCGGCTGCTCGACACACCCCAGAAGCGCCTCGCCGCCCGCTCGGTCGTTGTCGCCCTCTCCGCCGGCGCCGCCTTCCTGTACGGCGCCGATGAGCCGTTCACCCGCGCTGCGCTTGAGTCGGCCGGGCTTGCTGCCTGGTATGCGCTGCTCAACACGTTCACCCCTCTGAACGCGCTCGTCGGCTGGTGGAAAGGCCGCCCGTGACACCGAAGCCGGCCCGGGTGCGTGCGCTCGAGCGTGCCCGCGAGTTCCTCGGTGTGAAGGAGCAGCCGGCCAACTCCAACCGAGGCCCCTACGACCCGGTGCGGAAGGGCGGTATCGATGACTGGTGCCGCCGCGCCAACGGCCTCGTTGGCTATGCCTGGTGCGCCGCGTTCGTGTGCGCCATGTTCTCCGACGTCGGCCGCCCGATCCGCTACCCGCGCCGCGCCTCCGTCGGCTTCCTCCTCGCCTGGGCCGAAGAGCACGCGTTCTCGGTCAAACGGCCGTTCCGTGGCGACCTTGTCTGCTACCGCTTCGACACAGGCCGTTGGCCCGACCACATCGGCATCGTCGAACGCGTGCTCGCGCTACCCCGAGCCGGCAGGCCGTTCCTGATCGCCGCGATCGAAGGAAACACCTCCTACGGCGACAACGCCAACGGCGGCAAAGTCATGCGACGCGTCCGCCTCGCCAGCCGCTGCAGCTTTATCCGCATCCCCGACTGACCGCGTGGACGACACCGTCCCTGAAGACTGGGGCGCCGCCTGGGACGAAGCCGACCGCGTCGCCGCCTGGCGCGAGCTGTGCTTCCTCCGCCTCGGCGCTCCCCTGCCGCTCGCACGCGAGCTCGCGCTCGGCGCCGTCGACGTGCACCGCTACGAGCAGCTCGTGCGGTCAGGCTGCGAGCCGCGCCTCGCCGCCAAGATCCTCGCCTAGCTAGTAGCCGGCCGGGATCTCCGGAGGCTCTGGGTCGAGCTCGTCCATACGTGCCGGGCCGAGCCGTTCGTCGTGGCGGAACCAGTCCGCCAGGCGGCCGTTCTCGAACACGAGCTCGAGGCGCCAGCGTCCGCGGCCAAGGCCGAGGTGGTCGGCGATCGCTTCCAGCAGACGGCGGACCAGCGGCGGCGGATCGGCGATCTGCACGCCCGCAAGCGTACGCCCGCCACGAGGACGTTGCGGGTGTTCCTGCGTGCTCTACTCGGCGAGCGGCCGTTTGAAGATCAGGACGTGCCCGTCCTTCTCCTTCTGCAGCGTCTGCTCTAGCATGACCCAGCACAGTTCCCAGCCCTCGCGGCCAAGCTCGTCGAGGTGCCGCTCGAACGCCGCCCGGTCGAGCTCTTCCTTGTGGCGGCCCATGAAGCCGCCGGTCAGCACGACCGTCTTGTAGTCCCAGGCGGCCACCGGGCCCCGTCAGATTCGCTTCCTGGAGAAGAGGCCGAACAGCGACAGCGAGCGCCGTCGCTCGCCGCGCGTGTTGGCGCTGAGCTTCGCGCCCCTGGGTCCTGCGCTGACGCTGGCGCCTCGCTTGCCCAGCGTCAGGCGCAGGCCGGGCGCGATCTTCACTGACTTACGGAACCCCCACGCCATGACCGACCCTCCTATCTCTTCGTCTTTCGGCACCAGTATGTGCGTCCCCCGTAGCGGACGCGGATCGTGTCACGCGCCGTGCGCTCGCTCGCATACGAGGTGCACCACAGCCGTTTCGACCCCCACGCGTAGGTGTGGTGGTCGGACGGGCACGCGTGCTTCGTGTGGCAGGCGCTTCGGTGGGTGCTTGCGGCCTGCGCGGCGCCTCCGCCGGCGAGCAGGAAGAGCATGGCCGCAGCAGCCACGGCCGCCGCCAGCGACCGCCTACCGTCCAAAACAGACACTCGACACGGCGGCCCGGCGGTGGTAGGAACGGTGCGCCGCCAGAACATCGAGACGGGGGGAACGGCTGCGGTGCTGCTCGACGTCTCAGACCCGCGTGACCGCGAGATCCTGCTCACGATCGTGAGCGCCATCAGCCTGCTCCTCGCTGAGGTTGAGCGGACGCTCTCGAGCGAAGCTCTTCCTCCGCGCGAGAAGCCCGCTCCTGTAGAGCGGTCGCATCTTCGGCTCCTGGAAGGGGGCGCGTCGGGGGGAGACCCAGAAACGTCCGCGCCCCTTCCGTGAGCATCCCCGCTCCGTCGAGAAGCACGACAGTGGCCTCGTAGCTGCCGCGCTTGCCGCCGAACCAGCGATAGACCTTGCGTTGCGGGTCGCCTTCTGCGTAGCCGAGCTTGCGCGCCAGATCACGCTTCGTAGGCGCGTCATAGAGCGACTGCACGTGTGCGACGAGCTCCGCGAACGGCCGGGGTAACTTCGGCGTATCGGTCACCCGGCGGAGGCTATGAGGGGTCTCGCTTCGCCGCAACGACGCTAGCGCCACGATGTAGAAGACTTGACGAATACGTCATGACGGTTTACGATCACGATTCGTGAAGACCGAAGCGAAGCGCTTCTCGGGCCGCCGCATCGTTCATCTACGGAACCGCGCGCGGATCACCCAGGCGGAGCTGGCCCGCCGCTGCGCCGTCCATGAAGCCCAAGTGAGCCGATGGGAGAACGGCGTGGTTCCCGGTGCCGACACGGTTGGCGTGCTCGCCGCGGCGCTCGGATGCGACGTCGGCGACCTGTTCGAGACGGAGCAGGGCGCCGACGACGAGGAGGACGATCGAGCGGTGCGTCTGCGCAGGGTCGCGGCGGAGCTGTCGGAGCGCGGCCTCGACCGGCTCGCGGCTGACCTGCTCGCGCTCGTGGTGGAGCTGAAGGAGCCGGTGCGGTGAGGGCGCTGAGGCTGATCGGCTACGTGAACGTCGGCTTCGCTGCCGCGTCTGCGTGTTTCTTCATCGTCCGGCCTGATCCGGTCACCGCCGTCGCGTGTGTGGTCGCGTTGGCGGGCGCGGTCGTGTGTCTGTCGGCGGGTGAGTTGTGACCGAGCTCGGGGAGCGTGCGCTGCTGGAGCTGGCCGGCTACCCGCCGGGCGACTGGGTTGAGGACGAGGAGCTGCTCGTGAGCGCGAGAGCGCTCACGTTCGTGTCCGCCCGTCTTGTCGAGCGCAGGCTGTTGCGCGGCCGCCTCGCCTACCGGCTCACGGCGGCGGGCCGCCGGCATGCGGTGTTCGTGGCCCGCGACAGGGGCATCTCGATGGGCGCGTTGCGGCGCGGTGTGCGGGTCGCGTGAGCACCGTCTCTCTGGCCACGCTGGGGCTGTCGCTGGGGCAGTTGGGCGCGGATACGCGCTATTACCCTGGGGACCGCTGCTGGCGTTGCGGCAAGCACGGCCGCTGGGTTGAGCTGTGTGTGACGGTTCACCATCACACACACGCGCGGGCGCTGGAGTGCGTCGATTTCGACCGCTGCGCGCAACGGTGCAGCCGGCGGCGGCTGCAAGAGGCGGCGTGAACGCCCCCTTCGTCTCGACGTGCGCCCGCTGCCGCCTGGAGCTGCCCGACCGGGGGTTCAAGCGGCGGCGGGTGCCGAACGCCCAGGGGCGTGTGAAGCGGATGAAAGTCTGTGACCCCTGCGCGGTGTTCCTGGACGAGCACGAGCAGGAGCAGCTGTTCGAGACCGAGAAGCCGCGCCAGCGCGCCTACGACCATCCCGCTGACCGACGCGGGCGGCGCGCCGCGTGAGCGCCGGCGACCCCGACTACTTGGCCGCGCACGCCGAACTGCTGCAGCTGCATCGGGCGAAGTCGTCCGGCTACGGCACCGGCACGGACCCGCTCGCGAACTTCACCGCCGTCGCGCTCATCGAAGGGGAGCCGCCTTGGCGCTACCCGCGCATGCGAGCTCTCGAGAAGCTGACGCGGATCAAGTCGCTCGAGGCGCAAGGGCGGCTCGACGAACTCGAGGAGGAACACCTCGACGTCGCCTCCCTGCTGCTCTGCGCCGAGGCGCTCCGCCGGCGCGCCGCCCCACGTTCACTCCTACCCGATCTGGAGGACGCATGACCGCGTTCAAGGTTCTGACGCACGATTACTGCCCGCCGGTGCAGGGCGGCAAGCCGGTGTGGGACGGCGAGACGCTGCCGTTCGCGCTCCGCAAAGTGAAGCTCGACACGTCGCTGGCGGAGTGCGCGGCCGGCTGGAACTACACCGACGGCCTCTCCACCGCGCTCCGCATCGCCGGTCTGTGGCCGAACGGCCGCCCAGCCTGCTGCCTGATGGTCGAACCATCCTCGGACGCGCTCGAGCGTGGTGACAAGCGACGCTGCTCACAGCTGACCATCCAGCGGCGAGCCACGGACGAGGAGATCCTCGCCGCGATCCGCGCGCTCCCGATCGACTTCGGCGAGCACGAGGAGCGCATGGTCGACTCGCAGCTGGCCTGGTACCGGGCACTCGGCCGCCCCGACCACGACCCGGCGGCAGCAGAAGCGGGTCTCAAGGCCGCGCTCGCAGAGCGCGGCCTTGAATGGACGCTCCGCCGCTTCGACACGCCGCGGGGCGCGCGGGACGCGTGGGACGCGTGGGGCGCGCGGGGCGCGCGGGGCGCGTGGGGCGCGTGGGGCGCGTGGGGCGCGTGGGGCGCGCGGGACGCGTGGGACGCGTGGGGCGCGTGGGGCGCGTGGGGCGCGCGGGACGCGTGGGACGCGCGGGACGCGCGGGACGCGCTCACCGTTGAGTTCGTCGCCCTGCAGGGCTGGATCGATCTCGCCCCTCTCAAGCTCACCACGGGGCTCCGAGACGCGTACACAGCCGGTCTCGGCATCGCGCTGCCGACCGCGACGGGCGAGCTCGGGTGGGCGATGGATGACGTGTCGTGACCGGCCAGCTGCCGCTGCTCGAGGTTCTCGCCGATGAGCGCACGCTCGATGACGCGGCACGGACGGTGCTGGAGGCGATCGACCGCCGTGGTTCGCTGACGGCGAAGCAGGCGGGCCGCGTCGTCTACCGGCTGCGCGGCTTCCGCGTCACGATCGGCGTCCCCACACTGTGGGTCATCGCGGCCGGGGCGCGCGTGCTCGGCCGCTTGGAGCGTCATGGGCTGGTCGAGCGTCGCAAGGGCCGCTGGAGCCGCTGCTCTGACTTGATAGGGCCCGAGCGAAGCGAGGCGGCTCGACTCGTAGCACGCGACGCACGACGGGCGCCTACCGGCCGGGCGGTTGACGCTACCGAGCGCGTGCTCGAGGCAGCCGTGCAGGTGCGGCTGCGTGAGCTCGATCAGCTCGGCGATCTGTCCGACGGCGACTCACGCCGCGTGCTCGCCCGGCTCTTCGCCGCCGTCGACGGGCTCATCGGTCAACTGGTCTACGACCGCGCTCGAGAGCCCGCCCTTATCGCTCCGCTTGACGCCGATTCGGCCCGCTCGGAGGGGCTCCGGGAGTCCCTGTGAAGGGCTCGGAATCTATGCCGTCCGATCACCCTCTTACGCTTTCAGCGGGGCACGGCGGCGATCCATGTAACGTCTCGTCAGAGTTCCGGGATAAGTCGGCACATTACGACGACGTCCCCCCGCTTCGCGACCGGGCGTCACAGCGAGTCGACGAGGGGCGCTGCGTGAGCCCCGCCTACGGGATCCGCTGGCTCATGTACGACGGCTCGCTCGAGCCCGTCCGCTGCGGCGCCTCGAACCGCTGCGACTACTGCGCCATGTTCGCCGCGATCGAGTCGAGCGTCGTGCTCCGTCTCGACGCTCAGATCAACCGGCCGACGTGCGGGATCACGACCACGACACGCCGGCCGGACTTCCCCGTCGACGAGCTGCGCAAGGCCGAGCAGAAGCTCTGGCGAGCGCTGCGCAAGGGCCGCCGCATCGGGGTGCTTGGGCCGCGGAGGAAGGACGAACCGCGCTACGAGGCCTTCCCGGATCTCCAATACTGCGGCTTCCTCGAGTGGACGACAGGGGAGGGGACACACTCGGGCGGTCACCGTCGTCCCCACATCCACCACCTCGTCAAGGGCATCCCCAGCGATCACCCGCTCCTCGAGGTGCTCTGGATCGAGGGGCCGGCGCCGAACTTCGAGCCCGTCCAGACGACGAAGCTCGAGCAGCGCGTCTCGGAGCTCTGGCACGCGATCACCGGAGACGCCTTCCAGGTGGACGCGCGGCCGCTGCGAACCCCGGCCGGCGCGATCGCCTACCTCTCGTTGCACCACCACAAGCGCGAGCAGTCGCCGCCGCCAGGCTTCCGCGGCCGCCGCCTCCGCCCGTCGAAGGGCTACTACGAGCTCCCGATCGCCCAGCTGCGCCAGCTCGCACGCAAGCTGACCTCGCAGGATCGCGTGCGCATGGCAGTCAAGAACGCGGTCGCCGTCGAGCTTGAGGGCGCCGATGCCCCGGCTCATTACGAGGCCGACGAGCTGATGATGAGCGCTCTCTGTGAGGGGCTTCGCGACCTGGCGCGCGACCCGCTCGAGCTGCAGATCGACATCTGGGGCGAGACCGATCACGAGGCCGAGCGCCAGGAGCTTCTCCGTCGCACGATCGACGAGCTGGAGAAAATCCGCAACGCCCACCCGCCCGAGCTCGTCCAGGTGCACGAGCAGCAGGACGTCGACGACTCGACCGGGATCGTCACGAGGCGCGCCACCGCCGTGCTTGGCGCGCTCGAGCCGAAGCTCAAGCGGCGCTTCGTCGCCAATCGAGACCGCGAGTTCGTGGAGGCCGTCGCCGCATGACGCTGCTCGTCGTCGAGTCGACCGTCGCCGCCTCGACCGTCTGCGAGGGCGACGAGGTCTTCATCTCCGAGGCGTTCGGCTTCTGCGTCGTCACCTCAGTCGGCGTCGACGACGTCGGGCGCGTGCGGGTCGTCTACTGCAAGCGCGGCGAGGATTCCTGGGTGAAGGGCTGGTATCGAACGTCGTGGCTCGTCGAACGCTCGCTCAGGCCGTTACTCGCAGGCGACCTGCTACGCGTGCGGCGAGGAGATCCTGACCGTGCCGACGAGGCCCGACTCGCGATGCAGTACGAACGCGAGGCGCGTTGGCGTGGCCTCGCGGTTCGTGGCGTCGTGAAGGCGCTCGGGGAGCTGGGGCCGTGAGCCGGCTGCTGCTTGTCGTGTGCGTGCTCGCCGTCGGCGCGCTGATCGTGTTCACGACGGACGCGCAGCCGCAGCCGCCTGCTGGTCGCGCGGTGATGCGCGGGTTGATCGTGGAGAGGTTCGGCTCCGGCTGGTTGGGCCGCGAGATGGTGTGCATCGCGGATCGTGAGTCGGGTCTGGATCCGCGCGCGGTCAACTGGCGTGACCCGCATGTGAACGGCCGCGGCTCGTTCGGGCTGTTCCAGATCGGCCGCGTGCACGTGCACTACGTCGGAGGCGATTGGCGTCGTCTGCTCGTGCCGACCGTGAACGTGCGCGTGGCGTGGCAGCTGTACCGGGCTGGTCGGCGCCGCGGCGAGTCGGGGCTTGGGCCGTGGGGCGGCGGCTGCTGATGGAGCCGAGCGCACGCTGCGGGTCGTGTGAGGCGCCGATCGTGTGGGCTCGCACGGCGCGCGAGGCGGGCGGCCTGCTCGCGCGGGCGGTCACACCCGTGCGGGAGGCGGAGCTTGAGCGGCTCTTGCTGGACGCGGCCCGCGACGGAGTGTCGGCGCCGGTGCTGCTGCACGTGTCGCACTTCGCGACCTGCCCGAACGCCGGCAGTCACCGTCGTGCGAGGGCGGCGTCGTGAGCGACTTGCGCATCTCGCCCGAGGTTCGGCTGCCGGTGGATGTCGCCGGCGAAGCGATCGCGATCCTCGCCAAGCGCGGCGCCGGCAAGACGAACACGGCGACGGTGCTCGTCGAGGAGCTCGTCAACCGCGCGGGCGTACAGACCGTGATTCTCGATCCGGTCGGCGCCTGGTGGGGTATCCGCTCGAGCGCCGACGGCAAGCTGCCCGGCCTGCCGGTGCCGATCCTGGGCGGCCAGCACGGGGACGTGCAGATCGAGCAGACGGCGGGCGCGTTGATCGCCGACGTCGCTGTAGACGCCGGTCAGAGCCTGCTCGTCGACCTCTCCGATCTTCCCTCGAAGGCCGCAGTGGGCAGGTTCGTGACCGACTTCGCTGAGCGGCTGTTTCGGCGTAAGGCGCGCGCGCATTCGCTGCTCCACCTCGTGCTCGAGGAGGCCGACGAGTTCGCGCCGCAGCAGGGTCGCGCCGACACGGCTCGGATGCGCGGCGCGATCGAGCAGATCGTGCGCCGCGGCCGCAGCCGGGGTTTGGGTGTGACGTTGATCACGCAGCGCTCGGCCGTCTTGAACAAGGACGTGCTCACGCAGGCGGACGTGCTGATCGTGATGCGCACGACGGGCCCGCAGGACGTGAAGGCGATCCGCGAGTGGGTCACAAGCCGCGGCGACGACCGCGGCGCCGAGGTCTTGCAGTCGCTGCCAGGCCTCGAGACGGGCGAGGCGTGGATCTGGAACCCCGAGCGCGACATGCTCGCGCGGGCGCGGATCCGTCGGCGCGAGACGTTCGACAGCTCGCGTACGCCGAAGGCCGGTGAGCGCCGCGCCGAGCCCGCCAGGACAGCGTCGATTGACCTGGCGTCGCTCGGCGAGCGGATCCAGGCGACGGCGGAGAAGGCGAAGGCCGAGGACCCGCGCGAGTTGCGCCGGCGAATCGCCGAACTCGAGCGTGAAGTGCAGAAGGCCCCCGTCGGGCAAGCCGAGCCTCGCGTCGAGACCGTGGTTGAAGAGCGCATCGTCGAGGTGCCCGTACTCAACGGCCAAGTCGAGGACCTCGAGCAGGCGATTACTGCGATGCGTGACGTCGCCAGCCAGGTCGCGGCCGCGGGCGAGGCGGTGCGGGCTGGCGCGGAGTCGATCGCCGGCGCGATCATGCAATGGCGACCCCGCGGCGTTGCGCGGCCGCGGGCGGAGCAGGGCGAACAGAAGAGAGCCGCGACGGAGGTACAGCCCCGGGCCGCGCGCCCGACGGTCGAGGCCGTGCGTCGAGCTCCCGCGCGGCGTCCTGTTCCGCCGGCGGCCGACCGCGCCGACGCCGAGGTCACGAGCTCACAGCGTCGCGTGCTCGACGCTCTCGCCTGGTTCGAGGCGGTCGGCGTTCCGCAGCCAAGCCGACCCGCCGTCGCCTTCATCGCCGGGTCGCGGCCGACGTCGGGCGGCTTCAAGAACAACCTGGGCGCGCTGCGCGCGCTCGGCCTGCTCGACTACCCGCAGGGCGGCCGTGTCGCGCTCACCGAGGCCGGCCGCGGCGTTGCTACGTCGCCATCGTTCGCTCCGACGGTCGCTGAGCTGCAGGAGGCCGTGTTCTCCGCCGTGGGCGGATCGAAGGCGACGATCGTGCGCATGCTCGTCGCCTGCTATCCGGATCCGCTCAGCCGCGAGGAGCTCGCCGATCGTGTCGGCGTCCCGGTCACGTCGGGCGGCTTCAAGAACAACCTCGGCGCGCTGCGCACGCTAGAGCTCATCGACTACCCGCAGACCGGCTACGTGGTCGCGCTGCCCGCGCTCTTCCTGGAGGAGGTCTGAGATGCCACGTCGCAACCATCCCCGCCACCCCCGTCTGTACGTCGTCGACGGGATCTCGGGCAAGCCGAAGAAGCGCAAGCGTCCACGCGCGTGGCGCCGCTACGAGCGTGGGCCGACCGCGCGAACGTCCCTTCACGAGCGCCGCCGCCTCGACGAGGCGGCGTGAGCGGTCTGCAGCAAGGCTGGTGTCCGTCGTGCCGCGAGTGGACGGTGATCGACCCTGGCCGCCCCTGCGCGTGGTGCGACACGATCGTGTTGCGCAGGCGTGGCGGCTGGAAGCGTCCCGATCTGCAGCGCATCTCACGCGCGCAGGCGTTGGCGCTGCATGCCGTCTACCGGCGCGGCGTGTCAACGCGGGAGCCGGGCCGCAGGCTGCACGACAATCTCGGCTATTCGGCCTGGCAGTCGGCGGCCGAGGCGATCCGTAACGCGTTCCACCGTGAGGGGCTGCCACTACGGACGCCGGCTGAGCCGAGCCTCTTCACCACGATCGAGGCGCTCGCGTGACGCACTCGTTGCAGGAGGTGCGCGAGGCGTTCATGATCGTCGCCGACGTCGTGCGCGATAAGAGCTACCGGGCGTTCCCGCTCGGCCAGGAGGCCGGCCACTATCTGCGGTTCAAGCGCAAGAGGCTCACCGCGGCGTCGTATCGCGACTACGAGAGCTGCCTCGACAAGCTGGCGCGTGACTTCCCGGTGCTCGAGCTGCGCGACTTCGAGCCTCCGGTCGGGACCGAGCGGCTCGAGGAGTTCCTCGACAACCGCTGGGGCGCCGGCGCCGGCCGCACGTACAACAAGAACCTCTCGATCGTCCGCGACTTCTTTAAGTGGGCGGTCCTCCGCGGCCGCCTCCACGGGGATCCGACGCTCGCGATCGAGCGGGCTCGCGGCCGGTCCGTGTACCGCACCACGTTCACCGCTGACCAGGCGCGAGCTGTCCTCGCCGCCTCACCTGACCTGCGTGACCGGGTGGCGCTGCGGCTGCTGCTCCACTACGGGCTCCGCAAGGGCGCGCTGCGCGCAGTGCAGTTCATGCACTTCGACCATCAACGGCGGCGGCTGACGGTGTTCTCGAAGGGCGAGACGGTGCGCAGCCTTCCGCTTCCGCAGCCGAAGTTCTGGCTCGAGCTCGAGCGGCTGATCCTCGATACGGAGGCGCAGCCGGCGCACTACCTGATGCAGCGGCGCAAGACGATCCCGCGCACCTTCGACCCGGTGACTCACAAGACGCTGACCTTCGGTCTGCGCGTCTGGCCCGACAAGCCGATGGGCGACCATGGCCTGCACGACTGGTGGTACGCGCGCCTCGCGGCCGCCGGTGTCGTCGAGCCCGGCGTCACCAGCGGGGAGCGCATGCACAAGGCGCGGCACACCGCCGGCCAGCATCTGCTCGACGAGACGGGCAACCTGAAGGCGGTACAGCGGTTCCTGGGCCACGCGACGATCAAGACGACCGGGGACATCTACACAGATTGGGACATCGACCAGCTCGAGCAGACGCTCAGGGACGCGATCGACGAGTGAATGGCCAGCTCGCGCGGACGTTGCTCGAGCGCTCCCTCGACGGAGCGCAGAGCGATCACGCTCATGCGCCGGCACCGAGGATCTTCGCGGACGACGACCCGGCCGCATACCTCCACGCTCGCTGTGAGCAGGTGCTTGCGCGCGAGAGTGCGTACACGCCGCGGTGGACCCAGAAGGACGTGCGCGCCGTGTTGCAGGTGCTCATCAGAGGCGTTTTCGAGGCGAGCAAATGAGCTACGGTGCTAATCATGCCCGCCGCCTATCGGTATTTCCCCTGCAAATTGGAGGTGTAGTGGAGGCGGCGGGAATCGAACCCGCGAAACGTTCCCCCCGCTCGCAAGACGCCGTCCTCCTTCGGCGCGGGATGCGTCGAGTACGACTGGCTCGAGGACTTCAAGGGCCGCGAAGGTTTCGTGCT